TGATGATATATATGCACTTGAAAATGAAACAGATAAATATTAATATGAAGTTTACACATTAGGTAACTGGGGAATACTTGGAGCAGTTATATTTAAGAATTGGGAAGTAGTTGATTTGTCAGATATTAAAAAGACTTTTGACAAGTGGAAATGTGGGCTAGACTTTGGATTTGCACATGACCCTGCTGCTTTATCTGTTACGCACTATGATAAAAAGAAGAAAACTATATATATATTTGATGAACTATATCAGACAGAGTTGACCAATGATGTATTAGCTGCAGAAGTTAAAAAGAAAATAGGCAGAGAATACGTTACTTGTGATAGTGCAGAGCCTAAGAGTATCAAAGAATTAAAGAGATACGGCTTAAATGTGTTATCAGCTAAGAAGGGTAAAGATAGCATTAATCATGGTATACAGTGGCTACAACAACAACATATTATAGTTGACCCTAAATGTATTAATACTATAAATGAGTTGCAGCAGTATAAGTGGAAAGAAGATAAAGATGGTAACGTGTTAAAAGTCCCAGTTGACAAAAATAACCATATTATAGACGGCCTTAGATACGCTTATGAAGATGAAAGTAAGTTTGGTATTAAGCCAATTTATGCAAATATTTAGAAGAGGGGTGATGGCTTGTTAAGTAATACAGATTTCCTAGCACAAGGGCAAGAGTGGCCACCTAAAGACAAAGACACAAGAGATAGATTCTATATGTACGAATTGAATAAGAAGCTGTTTCACGGTGAACACGCAAACGCTGAAGGAGTATTTAACGAGAACTTGAAGAGATTAGAGCGTGTGGTAGGCAACTTTAATGATGTTGTATCGTTCGTTACATTACTCAATTATCATAAGTTAATAAGCGTTAAAACAGCTGATATGATATTTGGTGAGCCACCTTTGATTAGTTCAGATGGGAACAAAGAAACTATTGAGCAGATAGAGGAGAATACACAGCTAAATACTAAAGGTTGGCAGAGTGTAGTTGATTGCTCAAGATATGGAAACGGTATATTTTACTTATACGAGGATGAGAAAGGTTATGGAAACTTTGATGTAACACAGCCTGCGTTTTGGATTCCTGTTGTTGACCCTAACAACTACAAGAAGGTTATCAATCACGTTATAGCTTATATGGTGTGTGATGATGAAGGCAACAAGTATTTACACGCACAGATTCATTATAAAGGCTATTTTGAGCGTAAAGTATTCAAGATGGCAGAAGATAAGCCTGAAACAATTATGACGGCTCTACGCACCGATACAATGATTAGAAAAGATATAACAACAAATGTTATAGGAAGCTTAATAGAAGAGGAAACTGTTGAAACTGGATTAGATGATTTTGCTATTCAAGTAACATCTAATACAATTACCTCTGATTCACTAACAGGCTTAAATGATTATGATGATATTAATAGTTTAGTATGTGCTTTAATGATTAGAGTGGGACAGATTGAGAAGATACTAGATAAGCATAGTTCGCCTTCTGTTAATGCTCCAAGTTCAGCAGCACAACAAGACCCTGAAACAGGTGAGTGGTCGTTAAAGATGGGCAATGTGTTCTTTAGAGATAGCAATGATGACCCACCAACGGAATACATAACATGGGATGCACAACTTGAAGCTAACTTTAGACAGATAGAATTATTGTTAAATCAGTTATATGTAATATCTGAAATGGGTGCAACGTTATTAGGTGGAGAAGATAAAGGTGGTTCTAACATGAGTGGTAGAGCATTGAAGTTTAAGATGATTTCACCACTTGCTAAAGCTAAGAGAATTACAATGTTATTAGACCCAGTAATTAAGAATGTTATTAAGCTAGTTAGTTCATTAGGTGGCGAAAATATAAAAGACTTAACTAATGAGAAGATAACGATTAAATGGCAAGATGGGCTACCTAATGACAAGCTAGAGGAAGCTGAAATAATAGAAAAGCGTAAGAATAGTGGTACAATATCAACTAAGACAGTATTGATGGAATATGACCAAATGAGCGAAGATAAAGCAGAAGAAGAATTAGAATATATTGCAGAGGAAAACGCACAGAATAATCCATTAGCGATTAATCCTTTCGCTGGTAATAATGTTCCTAATGATGGAGATGGTGAGGAGTGATATAGATGGCTAAAGTATCACATCCAAGAGAAGAACAGTTTATACTAGACCTAATAAGCTATTATAGAGCAGCAGAGTTGAATCTAATTAGGATTATATCAGAGAAGGAAGCTAGAGGGACTGTAACAGCTTATAGTAAATCACTATTAGCACAAGTACAAAAACAGATAGATGATATGAATAAAGAAGCTGTTAGCTGGTCAACGACTAATTTACCACCACAATATGAGAAGGGTATAAAGTCAGCAGTTAATGGCTATTCTGCTTTAGGGGTTGAAATAGGAAGTGTTGAGTCATTCAGTAAGCTAAACACACGAAACATTGCTATAATAGTTAGAAATACCACACAAGACCTTGTAAACGCTAATAACTTTATTGGTAGAAAAATAGCAGATGATTTAAGACAAGCAGGACTTGAAGCTATTGCAGATAAAGAATTAACAGGTCAAACAGTCAAGCAAACTAAACAGAATCTAATTAATAACCTTATAGATACTAATGTGATGACTATTAAGACACGAAATGGCAGAAACATGAATATATCTTCATATGCTGAGGTAGTGGCAAGAAGCACAAGTAGAGAAGCACAGAACAGAGGGTTATTAGATACAGTAACTACAGCTAATAAGGATTTGGTTAAGATGAGTTCACATCTTACTACTTGTCCTGTGTGTGGACCACTACAAGGCAGAGTATATAGCATAAGTGGTAATAGTACAGAATATCCACCACTTGAAATAGCACATGGTGGAGTTCATGCTAATATTCATCCTAATTGTAGACACGTTTTGATGCCATATGTGCCTGAATTAGATGAAGATGCTGAAAAAGTAAAGGCTTTTAGTAATAGAAGCTTTGATATAGATAGCAGGAGTAAATCACAGATAGATAATTATAACAGAGAACAGAAGAAGAAAGCAGAGTTGAACAGAGATAGAAGGCAATGGGAGAGATACAAAACCATGATGCCTGATAAGACACCTAAAACATTGAGTGCGTTTAGGAAGAGCAAGAAAAGTAATAGTGAGAATTGGCAAGAGTTGCAGAGTGAGTATAGGAGCTTAAGACAGACAGAAGCTATATACAAGCCTAAGCCGAAACCAAGAAAAACAGTTCCAAAAATAGAAGATTCAGAAAAGATTGCTATTGATTCTATATCTAGTGCATATGAAAGAAGAAGGAAAGACTTACAACTTGATTTAGTTCCTGCTAAAGAAATAAAAGGAACTAATGTTATGAAAGTAGATTTTAATGGAATTGATAAGTCAATTGCCTCTGAAAGTGCTAAAATATTTAATAAGCTTTCTAAAAAATATTATACATCTGCTATAAGAATTGAAGCTAAGAGCTTTTCACCTTTGATAGATGCACCTGCTGGAACAGTTCCGAGTATAAGAACAGGTTCATCAGTTATAGAAATGAATAATAAATTAATGGGTGATAGAAAGCAGTTTATGTCTAAAATGAAGAAAGCAGTTGAGAGCGGTCATTTTCCGAACATACCTGAAAGCGAGTATGGAAAGTATGTTATGACTCATGAATTTGCTCATACTTTATTGCAAACAACTGGAAGCACTAAAAACTTTGTTGGACTTGATGTTAAGAATATAAAAAATGCTAGAAAAGATATTTCAAAAATATATGATAATTATAAAGATGAAATAGGTATGCTTAAAATACAATCTAAAGAATTAAGTGATAAAGCTATAATGACTATGGATGATAAAGATTGGGAAAAAGCGACTATTATAACTAAGAAATATAATCAAACTAAGATAAGCGAATACGCTAACTTTAGTAAGGATGAATTTATGGCAGAAGCATTTACAGAAAGTCAGTTAAGCGAAACACCTTCGAGATATTCGGTTGAAGTTGAAAAAGTGTTAAAAAAATATTTTGGTAGGTAGGTGTAGGATATGATTATAGTTCCATTTGAGTATGTAGAATATATTGAGATAAATAAAGAAAAAGAATTCAGTGTTAAAGATGATACACCTAAAGATATTAAATATAAATTTAATAAATGGGTGAAAAAGATTGAATTATATAGTATTACAAAAGTAGTTTAAATAGAACAAATAAATGTATAAATCTACATTTAACGTAGTTTATATAGATACCTGCTCTTTTTACATTGTTAGAGCCTAAAGAAACAAGTCCATTGCGTGGAGGGTAACACGCTAAAAAAACTAAACTATGGAGGTAATAAGATGGCAGATTTAAATGAATTATTAGGTGAAGAGTTGTTTAATCAAGTATCAGAGAAATTAGGAGATACTAAGCTAATTATCAACGATGGCAACTACATTCCTAAACAAAAGTTTGACGAGGTAATAGGTAGCAAGAACGAGTTTAAAAGTCAAGTAGGTGAATTGACTAGCGAACTTGAAACACTCAAAAAGAGTGCGAAGGGGAACGAAGAGTTTGAACAAGCAATACAGAAATTGCAAGACCGCAACAATGAGTGGGAAAGCAAGTACAACAAAACTTTGATTGATAATGCAGTCAAGATGGAAGCATTGCATAACAAAGCGTTAGACCCTTCCGACTTAGCTAAGTTTTTAGATTATAATGAGTTATCACTTGACGAAGCTGGTAACGTAAAGGGATTGAAAGAGCAAATTGACGGCCTAAAAGAATCAAAAGCGTATTTGTTCGAGCAAGATAAAAAAGTTAATAACAACAATGCTGCTAATCCTACTAATGTTGTCATTCAAAAGAGTCTTGATGAACAATATCAAGAAGCTATTAAGAATGGGAATCAGGCATTAGCTATAGCGTTGAAAAACAAACAATTTGGAATTAAATAATAAGGAGTGATTTAATATGGCAAATGTTGCTGCGGGCACTATTTGGAATTTACCTAACTACAGCGGAGAACTTTTTACAAGTGATTTAATTAACACACCATTTCTATCTGCAATCGGAGGTATGACTGGTGGAATGATGACAGATAACTTCGAATTCGCTACTGATTCACAGTACGACCAAGAAACAGCTGCACAACCAGCAATTACTGAAACTGCATCATTAACAGCACCAACTGCGATTTCTTATGTTAGAAGTCAAAATAAAAACGTAACACAAATATTCCATGAGCAAGTATCTATCTCTTATGTGAAAACATCAAATCAAGGTAGAATGAGTGGAATTAATACAGCAGGTCAACAAAACAATGTTGTATCTGAAAAAGATTGGCAGATTGCTAAAGCATTAGAAAAGATGGCTAGAGATGTTGAGTACACTTTCTTAAATGGTGCTTATCAAATATCTACTGATGCAGGTACAGCTAATAAGACTAGAGG